CAACGCATATTCTCCGTCTAATGAACCTATTTTTTTACCGATGAAATTATTTTGATTTAAATCCATACTACAATTTGTAAATTTCTCTAAAACTGTAGGGTTAGCATCTGAATCGTAGAAATCTCTTACAATTACATCAAACGTTCCATTGGAGAATGACATATTGATAATTGAAACTTTAACTTCAGAGTTTGCTGAGTTACCATCAGAAATTGAGTAGAACTTGAACAAGTTAAATACTTTAGTACCTCTTAATTCAGATACAATCCAAGGGGTACTTGGTGATTGATATCTATCTAAATACCATCCAATACTATCTTGTTGTCCACTTTGTGCTGAATCTAATGCAATTAACTCCGGACTCAAACCTCTAATGAAACCTTTGTTCCATCCGTAGTTTAATAACGCTTGGAATCTTTCCTCTAAAAATAAAGGAACGTTCTTTCTTGGTTTTTGGAAGTTAGTTGCCCCAAATACTTTAGAAATATACTGAGAATCTGAAGTTGCAAATGACGTTTCAAATGTAAATGAAGTTCCATCATCATTTGTTACATTAACAACGAATGGTAAATATGGATTTTTAAGAACACCTAAATATTGTCCTGACATATTTAAATTTACATTATTAATATTTGTTACTTCAAACAATGGGTTTGTTGAATCTGCGTATGTTGCAATACCTCTTGATCTTAATGTACCAACAACTAAATTATCAAAGTTAGTGTATGATGTACCTGTATAATAATAAACCGATCCATTAATTGTACCTGTATAACAATTAGTATTAACTGCAGTTGGTGTTGGTGTCGGTGATGATGCTGGGGTTGCCGTAGCACATGGATTAACTGCCGACGGTGTTGGTGTCGGTGTAAATGGAACTGTTGTTGTTGTAGTTACCGGTATTAAAGCCAAATCATCAACAAATGCAAAGAAAGAGAATCCTGAATAACTATTATTACCATTATTTGTAAATAATGAATAATACCAAGGATCGTTAAATGGTGATTCATAATTAGTTTCAGTACTTGATACTGAAGGAACACCATAAATATTAGTTTCATTTGTAAATATAGGTGACAACAAATCATAATCAGGACCATAAATTGTTCCAAAATAATCAATTGTGTTAGTTTGTGCAGTAAATGGGTTAGCATCGGTAAGTACATCAAAAATCATAGTATTGATTTGAGTTTGTAGTGTTGACACATCTCCATTGAATTGTTCAAACTGAGTAGTTAAGATATTTTCAATCTCAATAGGGAATAAAGTTGTATAAGTAATTGTTCCTTGTGAGTTTGAACACCCCGTAAATTCTACAGTATAAGGTACAATCTTATAATCTGCAGGATCACAATAAGGTAAACAATCAACTATTTGTGGTGTTTCACAATAAAAACCAATAGTAGTTGGATCAACATTTGCTTGAGTTATAATAGACCAAGATGGTCCTGCATCATAACCGGAAAGTCCTAAAACTCTTGTTACAAATAATTGATTAGATTGTTGTAAATATGCTTTTGCTATGTAAGCAGCCTCATACTTAGGAATTTGTGTGTTTATGAATTTTTCTGCGGAGGTTCCTCCGAAGTAAGTTTGAAATTCGTCATAGTTTTTGATGAATATCGGTTCAAAAGCCGGACCCCTTAAAGTTTCACCTGCAATACCCAATGTGGTAACTCCCACACTTTGTGCCACAAAACTTAAATCCACTTCAGAAGTATAAACACCAGGTGATACGAATACTTTACCGTTAGTTGCCATAATTTAGTTTATTTTTGGTTTTAATTTTATTTATTATATAAATATTGATAATTTGACGAAAAACTTTACTTATTAGAAAGTATTTATATTTTGGTAAGATTTTATTCTGCCTTTTTTCTGCCCTATGGATAAAGATACTAAGAAGATAAAAAACCTAAAGATTTCGGTTGAATCACACGAGACCCTAAAGAAGTATTGCAATAAACGTGGTATTAAAATGTATAGGTTTTTGGAGAACCTTATTTTTGAAAAATGTAAAGAAAAAAAAGATATCTACGGAGAGGATTAAAGTAACTCTTCATTAAATACTATTGAAGATTGTTCAGAAGGGTTATCTTTAATAATTGTTATTTTAATTACATCCCCATTATTAACTAATATCACAGCTACATCATCACCATAATAATCACCATTAATGAAAACAGAATATGAATCTACGTTTTCACTATCCATAAAACGCATATTTACGGTATAATGAAAAGTTTCCTCCTTTTCTGTGTCAATATCTGAATACACAAAGGTTGCGGTTTGGGGTGAATTAGGGACTTCTTTTTTAGGTTTTCTTTTTTTAATTTTACTTTCAGTTTCGTATATTTGGAATATTCTTGTAACTGCGGGTTGTACCTCAAATTGATCTTCATCAATTAAGAATCCCATCATTGTGAAAGTATATTTTTGAATGTATACTTTTCTCTTTTCCAAATCCAAAATTGATTCATCAATAACATCATCATTTACAATTGGGATATAATGTCCTTTAATAGTTTGATAAGATTGTCTTGATGAAAATTTTTCTAATACAATTTGATTGAATTTATTTAATTCTCTCATTCTATTACAAACAATTACAACGGTGTATTTTATATCAACAGGAACAGGTTGTGGTATCTTGTAAATATCCATTCCATGACGTTGTCCATCCCAAGTTGGTACTTTAGCATAGTAATATACTCTTCTGTTTGGAATATTATACATAACCGAAGGGTTATTACCATATTTAACTTCAGGTGTTCTGATCACCGTAATGAATGGTGGTTCAACATTCTTATCAATATTTTCAAAGTCCCATGTCTCAACAAATTGAGCCCAATTTTGTGTTGTTATTAAAACATCCACCATTGGTACCGTTTTTCCTTCAACTACGGTTTTAAGTCCGTCTTTAACAAAATCTAAAAACCCTCTATCTAAATCGGCGTGTAATAAACTTTTAGGTAAATAAGTACCATCTTCCGAAATCATATCGGCAATCTCATGTCGCCTAGGAAGAAGTGTCTTCTTAGGTATTAATGATATGTCTTTTTTTATTTTTTTAGGTAACCCCATATTAGTTTATTAAAAATATTTTATCTTTAATGTTAATCATTTCAATTTCATTTGACTTATAAATTGGTTCTTCCGTTGTTTTATTAACAAAAGAATCATATTTGTAAGGATTGTATGTAACCACATCATTTGATTCAGGTACGGGAATATTCCCACAAGGAAATTCACAATAATCATCTAAATTACCAATAACAAATGCGTGAACATTTTTTCTTTTTTCGTCTCTTACTTTTTGTTTTCCACCTTGTCTTACTCTAAACTCAACATCATTTAATTTTAAATAGTCAGCCTTTAACATAACAAGTCCATTATAAGTCACCGAAAATGTGTGTCTATGTAAGTCATAATAACACATTACTTTTTTACCAATTAAATTGTTAATTTTATTTTTTAACAACTCTTTTTTTTCATCAGCTATTATTTTCATAATCCTCTAAATTCGTTTGGTCCGACAGCGGATGCAATTATTGTCCTATAAAAAGGTTTATATCCTTTATAAGTATGTTTTATATCTGAAGTGACACGACCATCATTAACAACGGTATAGTATCTCACAAAATTTTCCGTATCATAATACCCAACGTAATCACCAAACTGAATATCAATTTCTAAATCTTCTAACGTTTTTAAATAAACCGACATTGTAATATTACCAGGCTCAAGTTGATCCATTTTTGTGGAACCTAAGAATTTATTATCAGGTGCAGCAATTGCAATATATGCGTTGAACTCAACAGGGGGTAAAAATTTAACACCGTCCTTAACTGTTTCACCATACACATCATCAATTTTGGTTTTTACTTTATCAACTCTATAAAGTACACAAGTGAAATTCATATCACCAACCAACCACTCTTGACCCATCTCAACCTCAAGGTTAAAATCGTTATCACCAAAAAATTTACCTAGTCTTGTTATAGGAACTCTATTCGCCATTTTGTCGTATTTATTGATAAATATCTTTTTTATTGTTATTTTTATAAAAAACAAAATTTTGGAAGTTGCCCCATCACTAATAGAGCATAAAGCTTTGTCCTTATTGGACTCGTATTCGGGTGCCAATAATCATATATTGTATCTAAAAACAAAAAAAGAAACTAGTAAAAAGTTTTACCCAACAAGAACTCAATCAGATTACATTATAAATTATTTTGATACGGTTCCTAAGGTTGCTCGTAAGTGGGTTGATCTTGATACATATTTCGCAAAGAAGTTTGCCGAAGAAAGATATTTGATGGAAACTCCTGAAAAAATTTACATTGAGAAATTATTAGTTGAGAAAGAAAAATCATATCATATTTGGGGTAAGTTCTTTGAAAAGGATCCTTTAACAGAATTTTGGGTTCCTAAATCTTCATTAATTAAAACTCACAATGTTGAGAAAGTTGATGTTGATTATTCTAAATATAATCACCGACCTCCATTGGAACATCAAAAAGAAGCGGTAGAAAAGTTGGCAGGATCAAGACGATTCATTCTTGCTGATGATATGGGTCTTGGAAAAACCACTGCAACAATCATTGCCGCTTTAGAGACAAGATCAAAGAAAATATTAATTATTTGTCCTGCATCATTAAAGATTAACTGGCAACGTGAAATTGAAAATTATTCAGATAGACCTGTTTATATTGCAGAAGGAAAGAAATTTTCAACTGAATCTGATTTTGTTATCGTTAATTATGATATCCTAAAAAATTTCCACGATACTGACCCAAAAAAGAAAAATGGATCAATATTAAATCAATCAAACTTTGATCTTGTTATTTTAGATGAGGCACATATGATTTCAAACCCCCAAGCTCAACGAACAAAAATCATAAATCATTTTGTTAAGGATATTAAAAGAGTTTGGTTATTAACGGGAACTCCAATGACTTCTCGTCCAATGAACTACTATAACTTACTGAATATTATTGAATCACCTGTTGCACAAAATTGGATGGCTTACGCTATTCGTTATTGTCAGGGTTACCAATTTATGGCGGGTAGAAGAAAAGTTTGGAACGTAACGGGGGCTTCTAATTTGGAAGAGTTAAGAGATAGAACTTCTAAACAGATACTTCGTAGGTTAAAAGAAGATGTGTTAGATCTTCCCGATAAAATTATTTCTCCTGTATATCTTCGTTTGAAATCAAAAGAGTATGAAGAACTGATGGGCGAGTATTATGATTGGTTTGATAACAAAAAGGATGAGTCGTCCTCTCTTACCGTTCAGTTTTCAAAATTAATGAAAGTAAGAAAGGTTATTGCAAATGAAAAAACAAAACAAACGATTGAATTTGCGGAGAACATTATTGAACAAGGTAAGAAAGTTATAATCTTTACTAATTTCACGGATACTTTACAAACTATTTATCAACATTTTGGTAAACAAGCAGTTTATTTAGATGGTAGTTGTTCCAAACCTCATCGTCAAAACGCAGTTGATGAGTTTCAAGAGAACGATAAAATTAAAGTATTTGTTGGGAATTTAAAAGCTGCTGGTGTTGGTTTAACTTTAACTGCTGCTGAGGTTGTTATTATGAATGACCTATCATTTGTTCCCTCTGAACACGCTCAGGCTGAAGATAGAGCGTATCGTTATGGTCAAAAATCTAATGTACTTGTTTATTACCCATTGTATGAAAATACAATAGAAGGTGCGGTATATGACATACTAAATCGTAAAAAAGAAATCATTAGAACCGTTATGGGTGATCAACAACCTGAAAACGTTGGTGATGTTGTTGAGGAAATCCTTGGTTTAATTAACAAGAGAAGATAAATCTTTTTGTTATTGATAATATTTATCATTAATGAAAGTAAGCATCAAACGTATAAATTCAGGACTTGATTCAAAGTATAACGAGTTAATTCACACCTTTATTAAATTCTTACAAAAGAATTATCAATTAAAGGAGGATATCACTATTCAATTTGTGGGTAAAAAAATAGGTGGAATGTCTACAGGTAGTCAACACCCAAAAAATGGAATTAAAGTATTAACTGATGGTAGATTAAATCGTGATATAATGAGAACATTAGCTCATGAGTGGGTTCATGCTTACCAAATAAATGTTCTTAAAAGAGAACAAGGACCAAACATTGGTGGTCAGAATGAAGATGAGGCAAATGCATATGGTGGTCGACTAATTAAAATGTTTGAAGAAGAATACCCACAATTTAATGAATATGTTTTTGAAGGGTTTAAAGGGATTAACAATAAAATTAATCTTATTAATGAACAAATTTTAATTTCAGAAAAACAAAATATCAAAAAAGATTTTATAATGGAAATGAAAAAAATTGGTATTGAAAAATTACCATATTCATATTCATCAATGAAACAATTTGTAGATCCTGAAACTATGGATATCCATTACAACAAACATTATAAAGGTTATGTTAAGAAATTAAATGATGCGTTATCAAATAAAAAAGGTGATGTTGAATTAGAAGACATAATCAAAAA